TGGGCTTGACACAAGTAATAGCAGTGCTATGAGGGATACCAAGACGGTCAGCCCACTCAGCGTTAGTAGAAACAGCCACATTTTTAAGATGCTCCAATGTTTCGGACAACCCTTTGTTCTCCAAGGTCATCAGCTTATTGTCCATTATTCCTGTTAGTGATACACCTAGCAATCTTTCCGCTGCTGTATTGGTGTTCCACACTTTTCGCAAGTATGGAAAGTTTGTGTAGGTGGACTGTATTGTTCCAAGTATAGTTGCAATGCGGGTTTTTCTTGCAAGGTCTTCCAGACTGTCGTTAGCACGTATGACAACTTCCGTAAGATTACAGAACTGATTTGGCCTAAGTATGATTTCCGAACATGGATTGGTTCCGAACTCATAGCAAGACTCTCTACGGCCATTCTTTGCAGCTTGTTTAACTGATGCTTCTCTGTTGAAGATACCTCGTTCACCACTACCACTCTCCATTAGGGCTGTCCACTCACGCATGAATGCCATGCTGTCTGGTTTTTCTGTATAAGATACTGAGTTATTAGCTAATGCTCTGTGTGCTGCATTCTCCCACCAGTTACCTGACTTGGCATGGCGCATACGATCATCAGATAGATTAGATAAACTAATCATAGCACTACGGCGTACACCACCGACCACTACTACCTCACCAATCTTACACATAAGATCGTGACACTCTAGGCTGGACAGCTTACGTCCTTGTGACTGTTTGAATGTAGTGATAGCAAAGTTAAACAGATCAATCAATGGTGCTGGGCCTGATGCCCTACCACCAAATGTCTTTAGTCTTGCACCTGCTGGCCTGACTTTAGATACGTCCCACTTGGGAATTTCGCCAGCCCATAGGAGTGCCAAAACTTGTCTCAGCCCTTTAGCCCATCCTTCCTTGCTGTCCTTGATGACGACACACGTTTCGCTTTGGAAAAGAGTAGGAACATCAGGGAGTTTAGTAATGAACTGACGCTCAACACTGAAACCAACCCCCGTCCCGCAAAGGAGGATGAACATAGCCTCATCAAAAGACTTAGGATCATCTACGGGTAGGTAGCTACAGTTATACATACAGGTATTGTCACGATCTGCAGCCTTACCTGCTGTCATCATTGACCTCATACTAGGCATGACCTCAAGGCTAAGGATAGCCTCACGTACTTCCTGTAGATCAACAGGCTTGAGCCAAGTCTTTGCAATGTTTTGTAGGTATCGTTCTACTGTTTCTCCCCATGTCTCACGGCGTCCTTCATCCTCTAACCATCGTGCATAGCGGCTAGTAGCAATGAAAGTCTGATAGTCAGTAGGCAAATAGTTATTATTCATCAGTTGTTATCCTCATCTTGGTTATACTTATACCATCTATATCATATATGTATGCATAGATAGCTTCATTTAATTCCTCTTGAACACTACCATCTACTGGCATAGGGTAGTCCTCTTCATCTATTTCAAGACTTATTAATACCCTAGCTTTCATTTTCTAACTCATGTATTAATCGGTCAATGTACCACCTTGCTTTACGCAAGTCCTCTACACCGTTCTTGTAAGGCCAACGCCATATGTACTTGAAGGCATTCTGCCAACAGTAGGCATGGTGTGGCTCTACATATGATCCCTCTGACATTGCCTTCATTGCATCAATGCACTCAATCCCCCCCGAATTGTACTGTGGGGGATGATTGACTACATCTGCTGGTAACTCTTTCCATTTAGCCATTAGGCATTACCTCTTGTCTTAGATGTTAGCGTTAGCACATTACCGTCTGCTGTATAACTAGGTCTTTCATCAGGTTCATCGCTTAACCTATTAAGAACATAGCTATGTAGTGCATCCCTTACGTATTCATCTTCCTCTATTACAGGTATAACAGAACATAGCATACTACACAAGTGAGATAGATAAGCAAAGTCCTCTTCACCCAAAGGGTTATTCTCAGATGATACCAGAGATACCTGTACGTCACCATCCCATGCACCATTCTCATGGTAAGGAGTAATGCGTATTATAAAGTCTTCATCCCTCATATCATTTACTATATCTTTTATATTCATTTACTTCCTCACTACTTTGGGATGTGGGTAGGCAACAAACTTAGTGCCTAATGCCTTACCCTTTTCTTTTAACCATGACTCAGGTACAATCCTATCATAACATTCAAAGCCGTACCTGTCGCACCATATTTCATAAGTACTCTTAGCACCCTTACGTAGCTTACGTCTACCGTTTTCAAACACAAAACGTATATCCAGTTTAGGGTGTTGCTTTTTTATCGCAAGATGCTTTCGCCTATCGTCTGTAGTAAACATACCCTTAGTCTCAATGATGATACCATTAGGTAGTATAAAGTCTGGTGTATAGGTACGGTATGTCAAGTCTTCCCATTCAATCTTCATTGATTCATACTCGGCAAGTACACCTTGCTCTTTTAAATAGGTAGCTAGTTTAACTTCTAGTCCACTCCTGTACCCGTACTTTCTAGCTGCACGAAAGCTCTTGCCATTCATCACCGCCAGAAAAGGTGTCGGCTTGGCTGTACAGTCCAAGGATTATGTGTCAGGTTTAGCTTGGTCAACTCTTCCTGCACTACCTTATCCATTTCATTACGTGCATTAATAGCTTCACGTAAAGCACCGTACTTCTTTTTCTTTAGGTCTGCCTTGGCTTGGCTAAGGTCATCTTCCATAGTGGCAATGGCCTCTTCCATATCTTTGATTTCTTCTTCATTGAACATTAAAAGTCTCCTACCTTTAGGGTTGAGTAATCTCCCCAACCAGTACCATATTCACCCGACTTGTTAGCCTCCGCTATAAGGGCGAGTGTTTCCTTAACCTGCTTAGTTGATTCTATAACTAACTCAGGTGACATGACATGCAGGTGTGCCATATAGGGCGCAGTCTTTTCAATAGCTATAAAGCTAAACTCTTTAGCCTTTATGCCAGCCAGTTTACAAGTAAGCAAATAGAAAGCAGCTTGTATATGATAAGCGTACTTACCAACTTGTTCTGCAAAACCTTTTGGCGAAGCATCAATAGTAGTTTTAATGTCAACGATCTGTCCTGTCTCTGGTATGTATAGGTCTGGTCTAGTCTTAATGTTAAGACCACTCACAGGATCAACTGTAAACACACTGCTTTCTGTTACTCTTTCCTTGTGTGTCAGTAAGGCATTGCACACTGGATTGTCAAGTGCTGACTGACACATCTTGTTATGTACATGATACTCAACCTCTGTCAGTACAACCTCGTCACCTTTCTTGTTAGCATACAGGTCTTTGTACAGCTTAGAGGTACGTGTCTTTGGGCCTTTGGTAACAAGGTCACGCTCTGGCTCAAGTAACGTAGCATGTACGGCACTGCCCAACGCAAACGCTGGACTGTCACCTAATGGTTTCTGTGCCATGTAGTGTGCAAGCGATTGCTTACACACCGTTTTAATGGCAGATGAAGAGTAGCCTACCTGTTTGTGGTAGTCCTCATTTGACATGTCATAGACAATGCCTTGTGGTGGCATATCAAACATTATGCAAACGCATCTTCATCAATGTCTACCAAGTCCTCTACAATGGCATCTGGTATTTCCTCATTGTCATGCTGCATTTTGTCTCCCCATTCCCCAAGGATATACTGATTGTAGTTAGCAATCCATGCAATGAAGTCAGCAAAGGTAGCCTGTGTATCATTGTCCATGTCCAGTGTAGACATGAGGTCTAAGTCTGCGGTAGGCAGATAGAAACAACTACCATTGGGTAGGTCACGCTTCTCTGTAGCACAGTCAATGTAATGCTGTGGTGGAAGGCGTTGCATCTTACCCAACTTAGTAAAGACATTACCAATAATCTTAAAGGCATCACGGTTCTCAACCTCATAGATGAATGGTGTACTAGGTGCTTCAACAGGATTACCCTGTGCATCTGTACTGTTCACCATGTCCACAGTACCAAAGAGTACACGCACACGTTTGATAGAACGGATCAACTCTTTCATGCTGTCAGGCAGACTGTTGAAGTCTTCAATCCAACCAGAAGGTTTACCACAGTTGAAGCCACCGTCATTGTCCTTCATATCTGAGTTTAGGTTGTCACCCATAACAGTCTTGACATAACGATTAGGTGTAGTGTCACTGCCCATGACAAACTTTTTGTACATGAAACGCTGTAGGAATGGGCGAATCTTTACCTTCTCTGCAAAGTATGTAGGCCCATCAGGTATCTCTAGCTTGTATGTACCACCCTCCACTACCTCTACATTTACCTGCTTGCCTTTAACCTCTGCCTGTCCCATGACAGGTGTGTGGTTGATACGCAGACGGGCAAGCGCACTGGTTTTCTTTTCTCCTGCTGTGTCACCCATGCCCATAGCCTTAGCCATAGCTGCGTAGTTGTTTGTATCAATCGTTGTTACTTGATTTGTCATGTGTATGTTCTCCTTAACACTGAGCGAATTTTGTAGTTATATCATGCTACGTCTTTGGTGTCAAGCCAATTCGGGCCAATCTTTGCCTCTAATAATAGAGGAATGTTGAAGTCTATATTCCATTTCTTATTGACAATGGATATCAGCCTGTCGTTTGTTCTGTCTATGATCTTGAGTACCTTGTCTGTTTCATCAGGGTGTATGTCAAGTACCACACTGTCATGTACGGTGTTGACTATACAACTCTGCATCTTGTTTGCCTCCAACATCTTGTCTATGTATATCAGACATATAGGTACAATGTCAGCCGTTGCAAAGGATTGCACCGGATAATTTTTTATCTGTGTGAAATATGTCACACCTCCATGTTTGTTACGGGTAGCATCAGGGAAAGCAAATGCCCTGCCTGATGGTGTGGTAATGCAGCCAGTAGCCAGTACCTCGTCGGCTAGTCTCTTGTGCCATGCAGCAATACCTTTGTACTTGTCCATGAACTTTGTGTAGTATGCAGCCTCTGCTGGTGTACGTCCATACCCAGTAGCACCGAACAGTGGAGCAAAGGTATGTTCCTTGGCAGCTTGCCTAGCTGTAGGTTGACCAGCATCTGTGATGGTCTTGGCAGTGTAGGCATGTACATCAAAGCCAGTGATAACCTCGTCAATGGCAACCATGTCTTGAGACAGAAATGCAGCGACACGAAACTCTAGCTGTGCAAAGTCAGCTTCCATAATCTGTCCACCATCCCATCGTGATACAAACACACGCTTGACAGGGAATGTACCGCCACGTGGCATGTTCTGCATGTTAGGGTCAGCACCTGATAGTCTGCCTGTACCTGTCCTGTGCTGCAGTAGACGGGCATGTAGCTTACCGTCTGCCTTGGTGTGGGTAGCAATACCACCAATGAAGCTGGCAATGTATACCTCAATGGCATTCAGACGCTTCATGTTCTGTAGAAACTTGACTGCCTCTGGCATCTGCTTGGCTCTAGCCACACCCTCAAGGTATGTCAGGCTGTCCTTGCCTGTACTGAAACCATTGGCACTGATGAACTTGGCAGTCGGTGCAGTGAATTGTAGGCCAGCTAACTGGTTAGTATCCACAAAAGTATACCCACAACCATCACACCCGACACACCTGTTGGGTCTTGCAAAAGGAGTTCCATCTTTCTTTACCTTCCTGATTTGCCCACTACCGTAGCAGGACTTGCATTGTTTTGCCTTCTGTTTGTACAACTTGGTTGAGTGCTTGGTAACGGTAGACTTGAACTTAGCATCTACCATACGTCCCTCAAACAATGTAGGCCACACCTTTTTGTCATCAGGCTTACGACCATACACAACCCATGCAAGTTGCTCTGGACTGTTAAGGTTCACAGGTCTGTCACCCATCAACTCATGTGTATGTGCCTCAAGACTACGCACTAACTCGTCACGTTCATCCTCGTACTCTTTACGTACTGCCTCTAGTGCATCTGTATCAACCTTGAAGCCACGCTGATAAATCTTAGCAAGGTGTATAGCAAGTTGGTTAGTCAGATCAACACTGTCCTGCAGGGTAGTACCATCTAGCTTGGCAGTGATTGTATTGTACAACTGCTGTGTAGCATGTAGGTCATGGGACAAATACTCTGTCAACTCAGCCAAGGGTATGTCACGTGTGGTGTAGCCCTTCTTGAAATACTCTTTGAGTGTATCCTGCTTCTGTGTGTCTAATGCGTAACGCTCTGCACATGCATCAAGGGATAGGGGTTGCTTCTGCCCACGCTGTAAGATATACTCACCAAGCATGGTGTCAAACACCTTACCATCATATGTAAAGCCTGACTCCCATAACCACAGCAAGTCATGTACAGCATTGTGTGCAACCAGTACAGTAGTCTTGTCAAGCATTGACTGCACACATTGGTGATCAAATTGTGTACCCTGCTTTTCTGAATGGTCAAAGGTAAAGATGTGTTCGTTACCTGATTGATCCAGTGTACCTACCTGTGTCAATGAATTGTCTTTCTCAAATGGATCAAGGTGCAGCTTGCCATCACGTGTTGTCGTTGTATTCTCTACGTCTAGTGTCAGTATCATGTGTCGGGTATCCTATCAAACGGTCAATGCTCCCCATGCTATAGGAAACAGGTCTTTCATACAAGCAGATATTTCATTTGCTACTATTCTTGTTTCAAACTGTGTATCTTCTTTACATCTTAGTATACACATGTCAGAGAAGGCGTCAAGACTACCTGACCAATACCATTCAGTCATGGTGCTTTGTGGCAACACCATACGTGCTTGCTCTGGACAGATGCCTTGAACCAACATCTTTTTATAGTCACCTAGTGCCTTGTCTGATACCTCTTTGACATAGATGTTAGGGAAGTATTGAGACTGACTTTTACCTCCACTACCCTGCTTTTTATCTGCACTCTTGTCTCTCCATTCATCAGGCTCATAGAACTCAGGCTCATCATCTACATACCTACGACTAATCTCATTCCATCGTAGGAACTTATGCTTGACCAGTTGCCTAGCTACAAAGATAGGAGCCTTGACATGGAAGCTGGAAAAGGCATGACCAAATGGTGACATGTGTTTATGCTTGGCTAGGTACTTAATTAGTCTCTTGTCTGTATCATGTAGTATGGGTGTCATATGCTCACCCTCTACACCTGATGTACCTAGTGCCTCACTCTTCTTACCAAAGGATACACGTGCTGCATTGACTACACTCAGGTCACTACCCATGTGGTCTATGTATGTTACTTCAATCTGTGACATTCTTTATCCACTCCAATTATATCCGATTATATCCGATTATCTTTCTTAGTCATAATTTAATCATGCTCTCCGTTGTTACGTCTACCATTGTACCCATCAAGACGCATGGCAAAATCAGATAACGTCTTTGGGTTCCTGTTAGCAGTATCAAACGTACCGACAGTCACAGCTATTGCAGCCAGTAGTAACACATGAGCTATCGCTGTCAACCCAAACACAAGATAGCTGCCCAAGAAAATACTAAACACAATACACCACATCCATGCAAGTATCTGCAAGATTAAGTGTCGGGCATTGTTGTCAGGTATATTCTTTAGGGGGCTTCTGTCCGAGTCCATGATTAGTGTCCACGTGTCGTATATGTGCTGTCTCATTTTCCTGTCCTTTTCTTTACGCTATGGCGTAAAAGTTAAATAGTTACGTTGCAGCGTAACTTGTGAGTAATAAACTACAGACTTATTCCTCATCATTCACCCTACTCTCCCAACATACTTAGCTATGTGATTTACAAATGGCAATAGACTTATCGCCATCAAAAGATTAACGCCAGTGTGTATCATGGCTATGCGTAGTGTGTCACCCCTTGGCATACCGTCAGACACTAGCAGCCCTGCCAACCAGATAGTCCCTGTTGTACCTATGTTAGCCCCTAATACAGCAGCCACAGCAGCAGGTAAGGGTAGTACACCTGATGCAACCAAAGCAATGATTGCTGTAGTACTAAGGCTACTACTCTGCCATGCCAGTGTCATAGCGATTGACCCAAAGAACATATAGATTGGGTTGCCCAAGAACCAAGTCAAGTGGTCTATGTTACCCATAGATTTCATACCACCACTAAACATCTTAAGGCCAATGTAAAATACCACAAGTCCAATGGCTGTATATACATAGTTATTCACGGTGCTGTACCTTTCCATAACCTTAATTGTGCAGACAGTCTTTCTACATCTTCTAGTAAATGTACGTTACGTGTACGTAATGTCTTAGCTTGTGCTTCCCAATACTTTGCGTCACGTTTTACCGCCTCATACTTTTCACATAACTCTCTGTGTGTGTCTCTATTTATCATGCCTCGTACCTCGCTGTCTTGTAGTTCAGATTGGTATGTACAATACCATGCCAACCAGACAGTTTGTTCTTGACAACATTGAGGTGACGCATGGTGTCCTCTTCGTCCTGTCCCTCAACAGGTGGATTCTTTGCAATCAACAGCATTAGGTCTGCCTCTGCAGCCTTACCTGTACGACTACCTTCCATCATGGATTGGTTGAGTACCACCTTGTTCTCTGCATCAGCAGATAGCTGAGACATGTAGAAGATAGCGCAGCCATGTTGCTTTGCAATCTGTCTAGCATAGATAGCGTTAGCCTTTAGTGCTTCATCAGGGCGAGAGTAGCCAGAAGTCTTGGCGAACTTGTCACCCATGTCAAGCACCACAATGTCAGGCTTGTATGTCTTACAGACACTCTCAACCCATGACATGTCACGATCAGTAGCGTCCTTGAACTTGACGTTATCCCTGATCTTATCGTATGCAGCCATTGCCTTTGACTTGTTGGCTACAACCTCTTTGGCTTCCATGTTAGAGGCGGCAGTGATGTAGCGGTGTGCTACACGGTGATAGCCTTCCTCGTTACATAACACAATGCACTTAGCACCCTGCCATGCAAAGCCATTCTCACCAGCAATCAGGCTGGCATGGAATGAAGTCTTGCCAGTGTTGGGCCTAGCACCAATCTCAATCAAGTGACCAGCATTAACACCCTCAACCTTACGGGTAAGTGTAGGGATGTTGAATGTCCACTGGCTCTCAAGACTGTTGAGTGCAAGGATATGATCAATGCTTGTGTCTTCCCATTCAATGTTTAGCTTGGGCGTGAAGTCATCACCATATTGCTCAAGCATATTACGTAGTGGCTCAAGGGTATCCTTTGTACCATTGACATAATCAAAGCCAAGGTTAGCAATGTCCTCACCAATCACCTGTTGGAACAGCTTGGATAGCACCTCTTGTGCAATGTCCTCACCCATAGGCTGTTCTCGCTTTACTGTAGCGAACAGCGCACTATAGGCAGTCTTCTGTGCTGTTGTCAGGGTAGCATTGTTGGACATAAACAACGCCTCAATCTCGTCAGGTGTAACGGTACGCTCATAACGGTGCATTGCACTGTCAATGGCCTTCTTAATCTTGCGTACATCAGGGCTGAACAATCGTTCTGGACAACGAGAGCCACGATGACTGTCATAAAACTCTTTGTTCATCAGGCTGCGTATTAGTGCTAGTTCCATGTGGGGTCTATCCTTGTGTTAGGGTTATCAGATTACTTATATCGTCAGGGTTACTATACTTTAAATCGTCTGTCAACTTTAAAACACGTACATCTGAACAGTACGTGCGTAATTCTTTAGCGAACTTGAGTGACTTGGGTAAAGCATCGGGGTCAAGTGCTACTATTATGGTAGAGAACTGCGACAAGTACCGCTTGTGTCCCTCTGATAATGATGTACCCAACACAGCCACCCCGACATATACATCATCATCTTTGGCATCCAGCTTTAGATCGTTGTTCACTGTCGCACCTACAACTGCAGCACTCACGCTGTCCTCTACCACTACAGCGACATTACCACATCCACAATGGTATGGCAAGTCACTATTACCATATCTTTTCCATTTAGGTATTCTTTTTCCCAGTGATCTACCTGATCCATCAACTATACAACCTCTGTCATCTAGCACAGGAAAGACTATACGGTGATCCTTTACGTCATACAATACAATAACATCTTCAGATGATAGGCCATACTGTTTAAGAAAATCCCAACACTCAGGCCCATCATTAACTAGGTAGTCAGGCTTTACAAATGGGGAAGGGTCTAGCTCGTCAGTCATATAACCAAGTGCCTTACGAACATCACCAACAGATAGTGCCACATTTGTACCGCCGCTGACAGTACAACTAGCCTTGTAACAATTCCAAACAATCTTACCCATAGTATTAGTAATAGTAAATGTATTCTTAGCATGACACACTGGACATGCCATACGTTTACTGTCACCAACACTTAGCTGTAAGTCATTTATAATTTCTATTATGTTCATAGCCAATCACTTTCAATGTTCTTCGTTACACTCAATTCTACATGAGCATTACGTGCTGTCAAGGCTTTATTAGCAGAGGCGAATGTATTTTTTATGTATGGTTTCACAGATGCAACATGTGTGTGACCAGTAACAGCCATCAACTGTGGCAATGGTACACCTGCCTCAACCATTTGTGTTACCCCTGTCCTACGTAAGTCCATAAGGCGTAGGCTTTCTGGTAACTCAGCCTCTCGCATTACCCTACGTCCTACTTTAGATAGTCTTTCCATGCCATAGGGTTTGAACGTACCACCTACAGGTGTAGGGTGGGGTGCAACATAAGGCTGAAAGCCGTAGTCCTCATGCTGTTCCTTGAGCATTACATGTAACTGATCATCAATGGGTAGGAACACCTCTGCCCTACGCTTAGACTGTTCAAGGTACATGCGCTGCCTGTCTAAGTCAAGGGCATCCCACGTAAGCATACGCATGTCACCTAGTCTTTGACACCACTGATAGGCCATAGCCACGATCATGCCCACGTTACGGTACTTGTACTTACTGAAGGCGGTGTCCATAAAGTTAGTCACATCAGCATGTTCCCATACTACCTTACGTTGTGGTGTAGCCTTACGCTTAATGTTGGTGAAAGGATTAGTGTTAATCTGTTCCATTTCAATGGCGTAGTTAAAGACACGGCTGGCACAGGTAGCACCATGATTGGCAAAGCTAATGCCTTGCTCAACCCACTGTTCATACAAATGCTTTGCAACCTTAGAGGTAACATCACCATGCCTCATGTGACCTATGGCATTGTCCAGTAGACCAATGAAGTACCTGTAATGTACCTTAGTTGTATTACGTAACGCCTTGAAATCATTAGAGGCAAAGTAATACTGTGACAAATTTGCAACAGTGCTGCTTGGCTTAACATTGAATATCAATGCCTGTTCTTCACGGTACTTGTCAACTAAGTCATTCAACTCTTTGGCGAGTACCTTAACCTGTTTAAGATCAGTACCCCATTCCTTGCGGCTCACCACCCCAGCATCAACAAGAGACTGAGGTGGGTTGAAGCGATAAGACACTACACCCTTGGGTTGTTTACGTGGCTGTACATATCGTGGCAACTTAGTCATTATGCAGCTTCCAATGTGATGAACTTAGGATCACTGACCCACTTGCTCACCTCTTGCTCACGTGACCACATGCTGACTGCCTGTGTATCATTGCCAGTATTCTTGAGGCTGAACCCATTACGTTCATCAGCATAGCTGGCATAGTTGGTGAAGGCAGAGTACAAAGAGAACTTGTTATGCCCACGTACACTGGCCTCATGGCTATACAACTGAAACATTTTCTCTGCTTTACGCTTAGATGAAATCATATCATCAAGCAAAGACTTAACATCTACATATTTAGTTGAGGTGTTAGCCCACACCTGCATCTTTGCAGCGTTGTCATAGAAACTAGCCCTTGCACGTGCCAACTCATAGATGAAACCCTCAAGGGTAAAGTTGGCTGTGTTCTTCTTACGGATTTTGTCATAGTCACCACTGATCATTCCGTTTTTACAGAAGTAATCAATAGCACCAAAGTAAGATTGATTGCTGCATGATCCATCAATGCCATGCAGACTAATGATACGATTGCCAATGCTAGTCTCATGCTTGTCTGTAGTTATGGTACTACGCATGTTGGGTAAGGTAACATCAAGCATTGCCCATGCCCCACCTCTAGCAGTATGCCATGTAAAGTCTGCATCTGCTAACTCATTAGGTGACATTTCCTCTGTCACTGTGTCCCATACACCTCGGAAGAAATCACCGTGGCTGGCACACTGAAAGCCTTGACCAACAATACCCATGTACTTGCCAGTGTCTGCATTAAGCACATACTTTTTGTCGTGCATTTTTGTGTCCTCAAACGCTACTGCGAAGTCAAGGTTCTCTGGAATAAAATCTAAAGCCATTGTCTGTTCCTTATGTTGTGGGCAACTATGCCCTTGTTGTATAGCTATCATAACCTATACTAGTAAAGATAGCAAGTGTTATCTGTTCAGCCCATCTATTTCTCTAAAGAAATAATGAGAGCCAAAGTCTCCTTGGTATAGCATCTTGTCAGCCCAATAGGGCTTGACATAGTACGCATGATAGTGGGTTGATCCACCAGTAAAGTCAGGGACTTCGCCACGTAGTACATCTGCCGCCACCATCTGAGCATATGCCCAAGCATATTCATCATCAGGCTTGTCAGCTTTACCATCACAGTACCAACTGAATTGGCAGACGTTGTTATCATTACGTTGTGTGACTACTTCGCATACCTCATTAGGCCAGCGGCTATCCTGTACCCTGTTGAGTACAACATGAGCCACGGCATACTGTCCAGACATGTTGTCACTACGTGCCTCAAAGTATACGTTCAATGCAATGCAGGACAGGGCAGTAAGTACCATTACAGCATCCCCTCTAGTATCTGGTGTAATTGTGAGCCATCCACATAGCCACGTGGATCACCTATCAGGTTGCCCTTGTCATCAAGCACACCTACCTCAATAGAGCCTCTGTCTCTGTCACCCATCATGCCTACACCTTGTGTGATAGACAGTCTCATGCCACTAGGCATTTGAATTATCATATTGTTAGGCATAGAACTTAATCCTTTTTGTTGGCGTCAGTTATTATTTCTTTGCGTCCCTGTGTACCTATGCTGGCGTCCAGTATGGTGATGCAGGACTGAAGCATAGCACATGCAAGCATCATGGTTTCTTCACGATCATCGCACATCATTATCTGCCTGTCAATAGGCTGCATCAGACGGGCCATGCGCTTGCGTATCTGTGTCATGTTCCAGTTCATCCTGTTCTAAAAACCATGTGTCTGTGGCATACTCAATAGCTAATACACCACCACACATACCAGTGTATGTACCCTTTACCTGTCGTTTAGGTTTGACAGTCAGGGCAAAGTCATCATCTGTATTCATTGCATTACCTCTGGTATTGGGTAGGCATACTTGATACCCTCAAATGCTGAAGGCACATACTCAGTACAGTCTACCAGATTTATTACAGATGCAGGTTGTTTAACCTGTACAAGTAACATGGCTGTGTTGATAGCTGTTACTGCACTTGATACAGATGGAAAGGTATCATCTAGTCTGACTAGCTTGTACTCACCATCTATGTCAAGCGTAACAGTATATGCCTTCAAATAACTCATAGGCTTGCATTCTCTGGATCAACAACAGCCATAAAGCTGTGACGCATTTGCCAGTAGGCACGGTCTAGTTCCTTGATGTCAGATAGCCACAGGTCTTGACACTCAGATAAAGTATCCTGTGCTGCAGACAAAGCCTTGAACGCATGTCTAATTGCTACCTGTTGATCTTCCTGCAAAGCATTGAAGGCATCAAGGTTTGCTTGGTGACGATCCTTACGTAATTGTTCCCATTCCTCTGGTGTTTTCGGTGTATCTGTCATAATTTATTTCTCCATTTGTTCTGCTAATGCCTTACGAAAGTCATTGCCACGACTACGCTTGGCCTTGTTACCCTTCTTAGGTAGCACCACCTGTGGTGGCTTACGCTGTTGAAGCATAGCCTTTGCCACAGGATTAATGATACCTACCTTACGTTTCATTATGCTGCCTCAAGCATTGCAAAGGGTACGTTGTAGATAGAGCCACGCATACGCACCTGTGCTTTCTTCTGGTTGATCTTCTCAACGATACCAGCAGTACGCTTGGTATTTCCCGTAATGTACGTCTGTACTACCCAAACGTCCTGACCTACCTTGAGGCTAATCCTACCCTTGAGGGTCTTTAGCTCATGAGCCAAGTCAATAATATCATTGAGGTCAGCAGTGTCTAGTGTAAGCATTGCTTGTTTGATATCAGTCAATTCACTGGTGTTAAGGGTCATTAGTGCCAGTTTAATTTCTGCTACAGTCATTGGTCTGTCCTTTGTATTAAGTTAAGTAATGTGTTGCGGTGTAGATTATTGCTAGTGCAGTGACAGTGTTTATCACTACCATTACAGAGTAGCCTACGGTCATTAGCTTGTCAATCATTAGTTGTTTCATTTTTTATTTCTTTCAGTATGGCGTCAGTCTTTTCACCCATAACCATTGTATAGCCTAGTGAAGTGTGGCCTGTGCCTAGCATATGTTCTGCCAGTACACATAAGTCACTTGTTGATAGCTTGCACATTATGTTTGCCAGTTCACCTTGCAAGTCCCATCTGTCTATTATAATAGTCATTACAGTTTGTCCCTATAGTTTAGGCATACATCATAGCCCAAGTTTTTTATCTCTTGTATTGTCTCAAAGGTTAAGGTCTTTGTACCTGCAATATTTGCAAATGCTTTTGCCTTGTCACATGCGGGGTACACCATTGTGTTTCCGTACACTGATCTTTCGTTTACGTATATGTTCATACCAATTCATCCATGTTAAGTTAGATTATATCAAAGTTATATAAGTACCATAGGGAGGTGTCAAGTACTTATATAACTTGGGATAACCTTTCTGTCTATTTAAACTCAGGCAGCTTAATTGTGTTGCCATTCTGCAACACTTTTACATGTAGTCCAGACTGTACAGCAATCTTTGCATCATACATAACTTGTCTGTAGGACTTGGTTTGATACTGGTGCAGTATCTTGCCCACACCAGTATAGAATGTACAGTGATAAATCATTACCCTGCCAATGCTTGCGGGTTAATCGCCATCAGTTCTTTGTACAGCTTGATAGCTGCATCATACTGCTGCAGGTACTCTTTCTTTAAGCGTCCCTCAGTAGTACGTCCTACAGCCTTGACACTGATAATGCCATTGGCTTTGAGTATTTGCACACGATAGGCAATACGATTTGGGTATTCGTTCAAGTCTTTTGCCATTTGACGCTGGCTTTTGGTCATGTAATTAGCAAGGATGTAGTCATCAACTACTGCGTAGTTGTAAGTGAACGGTGTCGCACGTGACATGTGGAAAGTATGGTTTGCATACAACTGTGGGTTAGATGTGGCAACAACTGGCTTTGTGTTTACATTAGTCATGGGGTAGTTCCTTTTCAAGTTGGGTTAAGTTGAGATAGTTGGTAGTATAATAAGCAGCATATAGCCGCCTATCAGTACTGTCAACTATTATTTTACACCGTGTAGCCTACGCCATGTCACCCATGTTGCAGCTTGCATCTGGTATGCAGTAAGTCCCACACGTTCACCAGCGTCTGCATAGGCTTGCTGTATTTCTAGGCGTAGTTTTTTGCCAATGTTTGGCACTTCCTGCATAGTCCTACGGTCTGCATTGGCAATGCACCAAGCGTGACCGTCAACTACACAAACATTCTTGCCCATGATGCAGTAGAAAAAGTCTGTTATCTTTGGGCCTTTGAGTATAAACGCCACATCATCATTATCATGGGGCATAGACTGCAGAATAGACCAAGCCTTATCACGCATTGTTTTGTAAGTACAAGGCTTGCAACTTTCCACATAGCCGCCCAGTACAAAGGTATCTAGCATATTATCTGCATCAACTAGATTACGTGACCAGTTATTAGTTGGTGACAATGCTGCAATGACACCCACAACAACATGCAATGGCAGTTCGTACTTATCTGCCATATCTTGTGCAGCTTGCTTTGCGTCTGCATACCATGTTTTGCCATGCGATACCTCAGAGTTGAGGCTTTGCATATAACATGCAAGGATATTGTCAGTATACATATTGAAACCTTTCAGTTTGTGTTGTCTTTATAGATAATCACAAGCCATGCCACATGTCAAGCATGGTCTAGGTTGGCCTAGAATTGCACAGCTTGCGATTACTCAAAAGACAATTAACCAGCACTATAGACGGACTGATTCAAGTCACCGTTCACAAGCCCTGTTTTTCATGGGACATTTTGCGCTGCATCCCTTGCTCAAAGGTACACGTACCTATCGGGTGTTTAGTCGCTACACGGTTGCTTAATCCGTCCATTTGCTAGACATGCTTGCATCCACAAGCCAGAGCCTTTTAGTTGTGCTAGGCATCTTTACCCTAGTCAATGTTCTTACTTTTCATTTAACGTGTGGTGTGGGCTATTATCACCGTGTTGCCCGTTTCTTGTATTCAGTCTAGTCTTAGTCGTTTAACTTAGTCAAGTCTTTATTTTATTTTGTTCTAATTGGCTCTACTTTGTCTCAATTAGAACGTATGGACTAGCTTGCACCATACCAGCTTTGAAAAGTCAAGATAAAATCATTATGGGCGTACCGCATCTTGTTTTATCTTTGTTTGACTTTCTAACATTACACCATCTTGATAATGGTGCAATCTAAGAATGTCAAGCGTTTTTATATTGTCCCGCATCATATTTTGCCATGATGAAATTTTCAAGATACTTTGCTTTGTTTGCCTGAGTTGAAAACAATGTTTCATCTTGTAACATTTCAATATCAATATCATCTAGTTGACATAGGCCATTGATGTTTCTTGATTGATCAGTAAATGTTACCACATCATCAATCAATGAAATAACTATTTCTTGATTGCCATTGTAAACTCTACCCGTTTTAACTGTTGTTTTGATTTGCATTGGTTTAGTCCTTTTCAGTTTGGTTAAGTTTGGTCTTAATAAGTAAGCAAGTAAATGCTTACCAGTTAAAATCAATCAATCAACGCTAATCTGTTTAGTTCATTCTGTAAATGTGTAGGGATTATATCCCAATAATCTGATACATTGTTAGATGTTGCACCCTCAAAGCCATAACCATCATAGTCTGTTTTTTTAGGATATTGAGAAACAATTTCATTCCAAAGAAAACAATATAGTTCGCCACCATATTTTACACCGTCCCATGTTTCGGCGATGGTATCTGCTGATGTGTATGTGAAAACTTTATTAAACATTGATTTAATCCTTTGTGTCTGTGTTTCTGTTTGTGGCCCTAATTGTATCCAGATAATTGACTTTGTAAACACCCTAATTGTATAAATAATAAAATGTAATGTTATCAATGGGTTGAAAGGCAGTGAATACATCTTAAAAGTGTATTGTTTGGAAAGCACTATCTTTTACCTACTCAAATAACGCAACTATATGGCGATATGTTAGGGGTGATTCGGCAACCTGTAGGGGGTATTACAATGCATTAAGGTTGTTTAATTAGGGGTGATTCGGCAACCTTAGATAGTCATAATAGATGCATATGCATATAATATGACATGCAGCTTGCACATATGGCAATGTAAAGTAGGGGTATTGTCTGCAGACAATGTGCATCGGCTCAACATCGCTTCACACATTCTAATATTTGAATGTTTGCTTTCACATATCGCACCATAACTGTTTTCATAACACTTGCCGCTATCCCATATCGCCCATGATAACAGGCATATGCGGCAATGATGGTGTGGCAAAAAAGATGTGTGGAAAAACCGAGGGAGATAATGCACGGGTACCTTCTTCACAGGCGATCACACGGGCGGGGCAAGGGCCACTGGGGGTGGCGTAGTATATGTGCATACACAAATACACAGATCAAGTTTTTCAAACTGGTAACCACAAGGTGTATATACGTACCATGATACCCCATAGCTGCATATATAGTGACATATTTGTCACACATTACCCCAAACCTTACACTAAAATGCTACTACATGTACGATTAGGGGTTGACATGTTTTACTGGATGTGTAAAACTATCATAGTAGACAGTAGACACTCACTTACAGTGATTCATTTGTAGATGAATAATAATTAAAACCTATTAATCACGTAAATGCAGACACTTTAAATGTACAAACTAAAATCCTATCACTTTAAATGTACATAAATAACAATAATATGTAGAAAGTACTTGACAATGAGTAAGAAATCTGTAAAACTATACACAGACAATGTATTAGAAGAGTTTTATAACCACCTTCTTGACGGTAATTTAGACCAACTGCACATACCACATAGTGATGTATTTTATGTAAAGGCTGCAGTTGATGCTCACTACGGTAAATCATTTACATTAAAGCACGTAGAAGAAGCAATGAGGCTGGAAGGTTGGACTGAGAAGTCATACAGTGATCCTAACTATGGAAAATCCTAATGAGTATTACATATAGAGGGGAAACCTTTGCAGGTTATAACAAGCCGAAGCGTACCCCTGATCACCCAACGAAAAGTCATGCCGTACTTGCAAAAGAGGGTAGTAAAATTAAGCTCATCAGGTTTGGTGAACAGGGAGCGAAGACCGCAGGTAAACCAAAAGCTGGTGAAACAAGTAAAATGAAAAAGAAACGTGCATCATTTAAAGCTCGTCATGGAAAGAACATAGCCAAGGGCAAAATGAGTGCCGCATACTGGGCTAATAAAGTAAAATGGTAAGGAATTAAACCAATGGGAGTACCCTTAATAGCAGCAGCAGCAGGTGTTGTAGCAAGATTTATTGCAAAACGTGGTCTAGCAGCCGCAACTAAAAAGTTTACAAAGAAAGCTGTAAACGAAGGCAAAAAACATATGAAGGATTTAAAAGATGGTCCAACTTCAGGCCAAAAGAAAATTGATCCTGCTACTAGAGCGCAGCGTGTGTACCGTAGTGGGCAGCGTAGGGCTGCTGCAGGAGCTACAGTGGTTGCAAGTGCTACACCTGCAATATCTATAGTTAAACTACGTAGTGATTTAAAGAAAGCTAAGACTGCAGAACAGCGAGCTAAGTTACAAACACGTATTGAAAAAGAAATTGCAAAGGTTAAAGCTGCAGAACAAAAAGCTAAAGACAAAGGCGACACTAAATCTCGTACAGAAAACACAAACACTCGCCGTGGTAATAATGAAAAAGTACCACAGGGAACACGTGTACCTACATCTAAACCGGGTGTAAAAACATCACTACGACCTAAAGCCCGTCCTAAAAATCTTAAAGATGGTGGTATGCCAATGGTAATGAAGAATGGTAAAAAAGTACCTGCCTTTGCTGCTGACGGTGTTGGCAAAATGATGAAGGGTGGTATGGCTAAAAAGAAACCTACCGCTAAGAAAAAAGCTACTGCATATATGTACGGTGGCATGGCTAAGAAAAAAACTAAGAAGTAATGGTTACTAAATCTAAATACTCTATGACAGCTACTGAAAGAATGGATCAGGCTAAAGTAAGTGATGGTGAAATGACCTCATCTGAATTTGCTAATAAGCATGGCTATACTCCTGACGTAACTACTAAAAGAGCCACTAGACAACGCAAGAAAGATATGGAGAAGGCAGTAGCAATGATGAAAGCTAAAGCCTCTCCTACTCACTTAACAGGTCCAGCTACTCAAAGTGGCACACCTAAGTAATTCAACCCTTTCCGTTGTGTTGATCGTGCATAGCGGGAATGCATTAATAGCTGTAGTTATTTAAACTTGAACATGGTATAACTATCTTATGGTTAAACATAAGGAGACATACCATGTTCAAGAATATTATTAAAACAATACAACAAGCACAAGAACGTAGAGTAGCATACTGGCAATTACAACATATGTCAGATAAAGCTCTTAGAGACATAGGAGTAACAAGAGGTGAAATCAGGCAAAAAGTCTACCGTTAATGCGGCAGGTAATTATACTAAGCCTAGTATGCGTAAGCGTATTTTTAATTCCGTTAAAGCTGGCAGCAAAGGTGGAAGCCCCGGCCAGTGGTCGGCCCGTAAAGCACAGCTTGTTGCCTCTCGTTACAAGAAAGCTGGGGGAGGATACAAGTAATGAAGGTAGATGCACCCAAAGGCTATCATTGGATGAAGCAAAAAGACGGTAAATTTAAACTAATGAAACATAGTGGTAAGTTTGTATCCCATAAAGGAGCAAGTCTTACCGCTAATTTTCCTGTGCAGAAAAAACATACAGATGCCAAAAAGTAAAGCTCAAAGTCAACAGAGCCTTGACAGGTGGACTAAGCAGGATTGGAGAACTAAGAGTGGCAAGCCCTCTACACAGGGGTCTAAGGCTACTGGCGAAAGATACCTTCCTGCTAAAGCTATTAAATCTCTTAGTGATTCTGAGTATGCTGCTACAACACGTGCCAAACGAAGAGGCAAGGCTGCGGGTAAGCAGTTTGTGGCTCAACCTAAGAAAGTTGCAAAAAAAGTAAAAGCATATAGGGGGAAATAATATGCCAGAGATTGTTATGGAACGTATACTTAAATGGCAAATCATGCCACGTATTATGATGCTTGCTGTCACTGTACTAACATACCAAACGGTACATTGGTTTATGACATTGCCTGACCCATCAGTACAACAATCAGGATTAGTATCTATTTGTATGGGCGCACTCACAGGTTGTTTTGCGGTATGGCTAGGAAACGAGAAACATTAATTATGGGCAATAAAAAATCATATGAAATAAATAGTGCTGAATATGACGGTAAAGAACAAACTGTTATAGATTTTAAAGATGGAAAAAGAATACGTTTAGATCAAGTAGAAAAACTTTTAAAGGAAAATAAATCTGCCCCAGAACCGACATTGGGAAAAGAAACTTCAAAAACTATTATGAGGTATCTTAAAAATAATAATCCAACAAAGGCAGAATTTTTAAAACATTTTTCTTCTATAGCACTTAATAAAGGTGGTTTAATAGATTATCGTAAAACAGGATTGTTTAAATGATTGGTCAACTTATAGGTAGCCTCACAGGATTAGCTACCAGTATCATAGATGGTAAGACACAGATCAAATTAACTGAGGCTGAGATAAAAAAGAAACAGCTTACAGGTGAGATTGATTGGGACATTGAAGCTATAAAGGCTACAGAAAACTCATGGAAAGATGAGTGGATTACTTTACTATTCTCAATCCCACTGATCCTAGCCTTTTGTGGCGATTGGGGTAATCAAATAGTAGCGCAAGGTTTTACTTCTTTAGAAGCTATGCCTCAGTGGTATCAGATTGCATTAGGTGGTATTGTAAGTGCCAGTATAGGAATGCGTTCAGTGAGTAAGTTCTTTGGAAAGAAGTAACAATGACAAATTTAGTAACAGTATCTAATATTATAAAAAGTAAAGGCAAAGATTACGCAATTAATAAATATGGCAAACGTATTGTTAATCAAGCTGAGTCTATGAAGCCTTTTTGGAATAAAGACAACAAAGCGGAATTAACTAGACGAATTAAAAAAACAGAGTCTTTGCACGGTAAAAAAGGAAGTAAGCCTTCTGTAACAGGGCAAAAGTTATTAAATGATATGAAGACTAACTATAAAGCTAGATTTGGTTCTGTGTCTAGCGTAGGCGGGGGCCGTGCTGCAGCAGCTTTAGATTCAGGTAGGGGTGGCTTAGCTAAAACTTTGAAAACTAAAAAGTTGATACCTAATGCATAACGTAATACCTATTCCTCAACTATCTGAGTTGGATAAGCAGTTTATTGTATTAGAAAAACAACAAGAGTTAATACGAGAGCAAACAAAACTCATAGCGGAGAAACAAAATGGGATTTAAACTATCATCACGTAGTATTGGTCGGCTTAAAGGTGTCAATCCAGATTTAGTAACTGTAGTTAATGCAGCTATTGACATGACTAAGGTAGACTTTGGTGTGACATGCGGTATGCGTACAGTAGCCGAGCAGGAAGCCTTGGTAGCTAAGGGCGCATCACAAACCATGAAAAGTAAACACCTAGAGGGCCGTGCAGTTGATTTGGTAGCCTATGTTGGCCCAAACATTACATGGGCTTTAAATATGTATGATGACTTAGCTGATGCTATGGCTGACGCTGCACGTATTCATGGTGTACCTATTAAGTGGGGCGCAGCTTGGAGTGTAGGTAACATTGCTGAGTGGGACGGTTCTATGGAGGACGCTATGAATAGCTATGTAGACCTGCGTAGATCACAAGGCCGTAGACCATTTATTGATGCACCACATTTTGAAATGATGTAAAGGTGTATACCTTTGTACTAATAGTTTATCTTGGCATAGACAGAGAACGTATAGAGGACACAATGGTATTTAATACGATTGAACACTGTAACTATTATGCAAATCAAATAACTAAACGATATAGTACACACGGCATAGCACCAGAAGATAGAGCTATAGCTTATTGCTTACCAAAATATAAGGAACTAAAATAATGGCACGTACACTTACAGAAAAACAACAAGCATTTCTTAATGTACTGTTTGACGGTGCAGGTGGTGATGTAGTACTTGCTAAGAAACTAGCGGGGTATTCAGATACCTACAGCACTAGTGATTTAATTAGAGGCATAAAGGAAGAAGTACTTGAAGCAACTCAAATGTATATGGCAAGGAATGCTCCAAAGGCTGCAATGGCTATTGTTGGTGGTTTATATGACCCCACGGAACTGGGCATTAAAGATAAAGTTGCTTCTGCAAAGGAACTACTGGATCGCACTGGATTGGTTAAAACAGAAAAGATGCAAGTAGAGGCAAAGGGTGGCGTTATGTTAATGCCAGCTAAAAACATAGAAGAAGATGATGACTAGGCCACTAGGCAAATGGAAATTACCACAGCCCACTGATGTAAAAGTTGATAATGAATGGGTTGACATTCCCCGAATTTCACGTACAATACCTTTTGGGTATATAGTTGATCCTGAAGATGATAGGATACTAAAACCTATACCCGATGAACTTAATAAGTTAGTACTTGCTAAAAAGTATTTAAAGCAATACTCGTATAGAGAAGTTGCTAATTGGTTAAGCGCACACACAGGTAGAAGTATCTCCCATGTAGGGTTAATGAAACGGGTAAAGAATGAGCGAAGCAGAAAACAACAAGCTACAAGCCTACGCAGATGGGCTGAATATGCGAAAACGGCAATCGCCAAAGCGGAAGCCATTGAAGAAAAAAGGCTTGACAGCAAAAAAGACAACGAAGAAAGAGCTACCCCAGCCTAACATAATTGAACATGACTATATCAAGGAGGTTGAGGAAACCCACAATGTTATCTTTAAGCCGAATGAGGGACCGCAGACTAACTTTCTTGCCGCAGGTGAAAGAGAAGTCCTGTACGGAGGCAGTGCTGGTGGGGGTAAGTCTTACGCTATGCTTGCTGATCCTCTTAGGTACATGGGTAATTCCAGCTTTAGCGGCCTACTACTACGCCACACAACAGAAGAACTAAGAGAACTTATTAGTAAATCGCAGGAAATGTACCCTAAGATTTGGCCCGGTATTAAGTGGTCAGAACGTAAGATGCAATGGACTGCACCATCAGGGGCTACTCTGTGGATGAGTTATTTAGATAAGGATCAGGATGTTACTAAGTATCAAGGATTGGCCTTTAGCTGGATCGGTTTTGATGAACTTACCCAATGGGCTACACCTTTTGCTTGGAATTATATGAGGTCACGTTTAAGATCAGCAGACCCTGAGTTACCTCTTTGTATGAGAGCAACTACAAACCCCGGCGGCAGAGGCCATCACTGGGTTAAGAAAATGTTTATAGACCCCTCACCTGCAGGTAAGTCATTTATAGCTACAGACATTGAAACAGGTGAGCCATTAAAGTATCCTGCAGGACATGCCAAAGCAGGTAGACCATTATTTAAACGCAGGTTTATTCCTGCAAGACTAAAAGACAATCCGTACTTGTCGCAACAGGGTGACTATGAAGCAATGCTTTTGTCACTACCAGAGCAACAACGTAGGCAATTACTAGACGGTGATTGGGACATTAAAGAAGGTGCAGCCTTCACTGAGTTTAATAGACACGATCATGTCATTGAGCCTTTTGAAATTCCTAATAACTGGGTTAAGTTTAGAGCTTGCGATTACGGTTACGGAAGTTACACAGGAGTCTTATGGTTTGCGGTTAGTCCTGATGAGCAGTTGGTAGTGTACAGAGAGTTGTATGTATCTAAAGTTCTTGCGGTAGACTTAGCAGACATGGTACTTGAGGCAGAGGCTGGTGATGGTAATATACGGTATGGCGTACTTGACTCGTCACTGTGGCATAAACGTGGTGACACTGGCCCTAGCCTAGCAGAACAAATGATTATGAGGGGCTGTCGCTGGCGTCCTTCTGATAGAAGTAAAGGCTCACGTGTAGCTGGAAAGAACGAAATACACAGGCGTTTACAGGTAGATGAGTTTACAGAGGAAGCACGTATGGTATTCTTTAATACCTGTACTGAAACTATTTCACAATTACCTGCTATACCACTGGATAAAAAGAATCCAGAA